CTCTTAATCAGGGGTTTCAGGTACGGGCCGGCGGTGAGGTGTGTGTAGTCAGCTGGTGCCTGAATCAGGCGTGCAACATACGACAAACCATCAAGGCCGTAACCACCAGGGTACTGCGCAAAGAGGGGCAGATTCTCCGTCTTAACAAACGGTTTGATCTTGTCCCAATCCTTCGGTTTTCCATTACCCTCGATGTTGGTTATTTTTGCCCATGACCGCACCAATGCTTTCCGTCTCCTATTCGGCATCGATTTGATCCAATCCCAGGTCTCCATCTTCTGGCATGGCATCATGAACTCCCCCAAGAGCAACTCCAACGTGCTCAAGACTTCGGCATTCTCATAGGCACCAGGTTTCACAACGCCACCATGGTCCTTGAAGACGCGGTACAAAACCGCCTGAGACACCGGCAAAATACCAGTGCTACTGATGAAGGGGCGGGCCCCACTGAGACCGATTCCGCCAAGACGTGGTCCGGGTCGCTTGACGGGCGGTATGGCCAACAAGGCCTCAAAGCTCAGTGGGGCGGCCGAAAAGCCGCACAGTCCCCGGTGACTGTACTCTTCGCTGTCTTCTTCAGCGGTGGGTGCATAGACTTGGTCTCAACAACACCTGGATACACAACTGGCTTGTAGTGCGTTGTCACATGGTGACCAGCACGAACCAGACGGTTCACAATGTCATCGCTCATACAGCTATTGCTGCACATCCGACCAGGCATCCTCTTCCCACCCTTATCGACTCCACAGGAATAGCAATAACCCCAATTGTACGGCTTTCCTCCTGTGATTACCTTCATTGCAGCCACCTTGTCACGAGTGTAACGGATGGATTGCTCGGCTTTCACAGTGGTCTTACCATACTGGCCTCGCGCCGCGCACGATTTGGCCACGCCAAGAGCAGCAACTTCAACAGGCGTCAAAGGCAGTGACTCAGCAACAGTGTAGCCAATCCGGCGTTTTACCACTGTTTCTAAGGCATCAACCTTGGAGCGAAGAATTGTGCTGCTTCTATAATGGTTGAAGAATCTACTCATTCCGCTTCTAACCATCATCTCGGCTTTGATAGGGTCAAGGAGAGATCTCTCAGTCCTCACCAACTGAATCAACGTCTCACTACTCCCTGGAACATACTCGACCTTAAAGGCGTGCTTGTTGGCTAAAACAGTGCTCCCAACCAGGAAGACATCTTGTTTTTCACCATTGCATATCACCACGTTTTCCTGCCAGTTGACACCTACTGTCGCTCTGAAAGGATAATAGTAGATCAAATCACCCCAGATCTTAACATTCTCCACGGTAGCTGCAGCCATAGTTGGCCTAGCTGGTCGGAAGAACGGAGTTGGCTTACTCCCCTGGGGCATGATGTGCGGCCACCAGCCACCACACCACACCGTATTCACCCCAGGGGGGGGTCCCCAACGGCCCCATGCCGTCGTTTTTCCTTGGCCCTCCCAGAGCCAAGATGGACCACACTCCGGATTAGGCTTCGGCACTAATGACCACTTCTCCACTTCCCGTGGACGGTAGATGATCATGTTGTAGTCCTGCAGCTCATCCCTGTCACTTTTCCACTTGTTCAATCGTGCCATTCGCACTATACCCCTGTATTCTTCAAATGTTGGGAAATTGAACAATCTTGGTCTTGGTGGCTGTACAGGAACCGCAAGTCGGTTGAGTGCCAACTTGAGCATGTCTTGGGACAAAACCCGAGCCCTCTGCTCACGTTGAAGCCTGGCCCGCTCCTCACGGGCTTGGTTCTCGAGGAACATGGCCTTCGACTCCTCCAAGGCCTGCTCCTCACCGGCGAATATCGTGTTTTCCTCCCCAAAGAGGTCACACACTTCATCTCGCCATCTCACGACTTGGGGATCCTTACTGCTAGTAGCAATATCCAGGACCCCCTTGCCGCGACCGCGTGGTGTACTCACCTCACTGGAGGTGTAGTCCAAC